GTGTCTAAAGTATAATCAGAATCACTGGCAGTTGTTGCTTGTGTACCTAACTGTATGGTCCATAAATTAAGTCCACGGTTAGCCCATTCAGACATTAACAAATTCATACTACGTATGGCTGCGCGCAAGTCCTTACCCGTAACTTCTTGAAGCCCACATCTTTCGTAAGCTTCTTGAATTACTTCTGCAGCATCTATGCTAAAATCAGTAGAACCTGATACAGCCATACATTACTCCCTATTACACTGAGCCAGTTTTTATAAACTCTGCTACAACTGTGTACATATTACCATCGTCCGCTTGTCCCGGTATTACAATGTTAATATCACCATTTGTATTAGCATCAGTGCTTGGTGGTAATCCACCAAATTCTCTAAAGTCCCAATAACCTGTTCCTGTTAAACCAAGTAAAGGTCTGTCTCCATCTGAATCTTCAAAATCTAAACGAGCAAAAGAATCTGCTCCATCTCCAGTGTCGCATGCAAACCAAATTCTTTGCAATGCTCCTCTTGTAGCAGCTCCTGCTAGTGTTCTTGCTGAAGCATCATAAAAAACTGTTGTACTTCCAGTGCCGTCTGATTCTATAACTATTTTTAAAGTAACCCTTTTATCGTTCTCTTGTACGACTTCTGGTCCTGTTACTGTGTCTGCCATATGTTTCCCTCCTTAATTAAGAAACATGTGGGCCCGAAGGCCCACATTAACGTTAATTTTATTGATCTGCAAATGCAGGTACGTCCGCACCTTCAGCATAACCCCAAATATAGTAGTTAGTACTATCTTTAGCTAAAATATTAATTTCAAACAAACCAAAGTCTGTAAGAGTCAAGCTTGAGTTAGAGTTTCCGTCTGAATAAACAGATACGTTATCAGCATTAGAATCTAAATGAACAATACCACCAATGAAAAAATTAGCATTAGCTGGTGTTAGTATAATTAGGTTCTCTGCTTCTTCTGCTGCGCCACCATAAATAAGTTTATAGCATTGACCCGCAACTGGAGCTGGTAGAGTAATAGTTCTGTTAGCTGCTAGTGCCGGAACTACTAGAGTTCTTCCACTGTGTGTTGCAGCATCAAGAGTTTTATTTTCATCTCCTAGTGCTACGGGTGCGTCACCCATAGTAATGATTTCAGTAATCGCTCCAGTAGTAGCGTTCTTACTGATAGTTTTTAATGTGCTTTCCGATCTAATCGGACCGCTAAAAGTTGATTTTGCCATATAGGTCTCCTTTTTTGTCAACACAGTCTGAGACGTTGTCTACTGCACGAGTCTGCGATGACTATTAATAAATATGCAGTATGTGAATTATACGCTTTTAAATGTAAATGTGCAAATAAAAAGGGGCGCCGAAGCGCCCCTCCTAAGTTCTTTATTGAAAAGAATTATTACGCTCCTTCAGAAGCAAACATTCCTCTCCAATCAGAGAAACCAAAGCTGTAACGCTCTCTAGCCTTGTATTTCATATTTCCTGTTTCAAAGTCGCCTTCCATAGAAGTAGCGATCGGTGATCTTTGGAAATGTTTCATACCATTAGGCACATCAGTTTTGATAAAGAATGCGTCTGTGTCAGTTAGGTAGTTATTCACTACATAACCTTCAGGCACCATCCCTTTTGATGCTAGTGCATTGATGTCGTTATCAGCAGTTCCAGTTCTGTTTGCAGACTTCATAAGTCTTTCCGCAGTAAACTGTAGAGCTGAAGGTATAATCAACTTACGAGCTTTAGCAGCAACTTTTAGACCTCTATCATCAGCAAAAGCACCAATGTCAATCATTGCTTGCTCTAGTGATGTTTCGTTAAGGTCAGAAGCAGTTGCTAGTTCGTTTCTTTGGTTACCAGATGTAGTTGGGTGAGCTGAAGAAAATAGCTCAACGCCGTCGCCACCTGTAAAGTTAGAGTCAAAACCGTTGTTTAAAACGTTTGCAGCTTTAACTTGTTTTGTATGAGCCATTGAACGTGCAAGAGCTTTCGTATAACGAGTACTGATCTTGTCGTAAAGGTTATCCTCTACAGCTTCTTCAGTAATCTGGAAAGCCAGTGCCACTGTTTCATGAGAGTAACGAGCTGTGAAAGACTCAGTTGCGCTATCAAAGTTAACAGAAGAACCTTCTGGTTTAACTGATGCAGAACCGAAGCCTGACAACATTACTTCTTCTTCGAAAGCTCTGTCAGAGTTTTCTGTGTCGAAGATTTCAGCGTGCTGATTCTCATAGCCTTGATATTCTAGTCCAAATAGTGCATTCAAACCAGGTTCCAACTCTTTTGCAAGTTGTGATCTATTTATAGCCATAGTTTAAATCCTCCCTATACGCCAGTTGTTAGTTTATACACATGCTCACCAGTGTTAAACACTACATACGCGTTAGCGTTTGCATTTGCTGTATCACTGTTATCAGGATCTTTTGAGATTCCGATTTGCTTAAAACCACCTGATGTACCAGAAGAAGAAGTATCAATCTCAGAAGTTGATTGTCCAGTAATAGTGCTTCCACTAGTACCTACAAAATCAAAACCTGAATGATTCATAGCTGCTGTTCCAGTTCCATCATGTTGTGCTTCAAACACAATATGAGGGTCTGCGTAAACATATGCCACAATATCAGAAGCGTTAGTGCTTGCTGGATAAAATGCTTTATATGTTGGTTTACTTGATGTCGGATCAGTATAAAAACAACCTCCAAAAACACCCAGTTGTTGAGTGTCTCCAGCTGCTGCATCTTCAATACCTCCGCCTGCCACTGCCTCTACAACTTGTCCGCTGAAGATGGAAGTGCCGTAGTTAGCTGCAATTGCATACTCTTCAGTACGAATCTCGCCACCACTTAAATGCCTTGCAGGTTTGAACCCAAAGGCTGCGTCTTTATTTGCCATAATTATAGTCCTCCTTAGACTAATAAATTATTAGTTATTGTTAATAATCCAATTTAATTTTGGCAATGAATAGTGTGTTAGAAACTAATCTTGTTTCTTGGCACCGCCAAAAGATACTCTTGTTTGCCTATTTGGATTGTCTATAGGCATACTAGGATGCTGCTCCCTCAACAAACTATTATCAACGGCTTGTTGTTGATCGGATGTTTGTTTAGCAAAATAAGCTCTTCGCTCTTCTGCAATTTCATTCGGTATTTTGGCTAGCAGTAATCCACCTACAGCAACAACGCCTTTGTGTGTTCCGTCTTCAACAGTTGGAGCATCAAAGCCACCTAATTCTTCGAGTCTAACAAGTTCGTAACCTTCTCGAATACGAGAAGAAACGTTTTTCTTGTCTTCTTGACCCATGATTTCAGCTCGAATCCAACGATATTGAAATCCGTCAGGTGCTTGTGGCGCGTCTAATCTAGATGGTGGTCGCCATGGCTGCCTTTTGGCAGTTTTATCTCTAGTTTGAGATGAGCGTGAGGTTCTTGTTTTATTTGTCATAATGCTTACTCCTTCACGTATTTAGCATATTCTTCTAATGGCACACCAAGTTTTTTCGCTATCGCAACTTGTGATGGTGTGAGTCTCACAGTGCGTTTTCCTTGTTTGGAAACTGATTTTACAGCAGGGGCCACAGTTTGGTCAACTGTTTTCTTGCTTTTTTCTACTTCAAACTTATGTGGAAATTGTTCTCTCATTTGGCGATCAACTTCTTCATAATAATCATCAGATTTAGGATCGTACCCATGATCTTGAACCAATTTTCTGTGCACTGCAAATGCAGTGTACGTCATAGCTTCATCCGCTCCAAACCATTCGTTTTTAGCCGCCCAACTTTGAGCTTTAGCGTCAGGTGGTGGAGGTGTTGGCTGTTGTGGCTGTTGATATTGTTGAGGTTGAGGTATTTCTCTTTGCTGTTGAAATTGTTGTGCTTGATATTCAAGTTGTTCTTTTTGAATTTTTGCACGTTCAGCATCAAGAGATGCACGAGCTAAAATACTTTGTGCGTCTGCTTGAGCATTGATATCACCTTCTTCGATAGCTCTTTTTAATCTCAGTTTTGCTTCTTCAACTTGTGATGTTGAAGCTGTTTCTATAGACTGAGCATAATGTTGATTAACGTTTGTTAAATTAGTTTCAAGCTCTTGAGTTTTATTTTGTAAACCTTCAGCATATTTTAAGGCTGCTTCTTCGCGACGTTCTGATTCACGAAGTTTGCCAACAAGTTTAGAAATTCTTTTGTTAACTTTTTCACTGTACTCTTCGTGCTCACCTTTGTCCGTTGACTTTGGTTCGTCTTCTGTTGCTTCTGGTTCAGGAGCAGCCTGTTCTTCGACTACTTCTTCCTGTTCTTCTACGGGATTTACTTTTGATTCTTCTAGTTCAATGTCAACGGAAGGCCCGCTGGTATCGATGTCGACGATCTTATCGTCTTGTATTTTTTCTGCCTCTGGCATGGTTCTTGTTCTCCATGGTTAATTATTGCAAGATGACTTACATGTG